TTCTATGTATAGACATTCAGGACGACATACGTAAGCATTGTTATGACCCTACCGTTGATGCTGTCGTGCATCTTGGTGCATATGCTGGTGTTCGAAGATCGCATGAGATGCCAGAAGAGTTCTGGTCAATGAATGTCGAAGGATCAAAACGTATCTTCGATGAATACTTTGGTAAACCAATTGTCTGGGCATCTTCTTCGAGCATCTATGAGTGGTGGTTATCTCCGTATGCCACAACCAAAAAGGTCTGCGAAGAAATCGCACCCAACGGAACACTGGGTCTAAGGTTTCATACAGTATATGGTGAAGACTCTCGCCCTGATATGTTATACGATAAACTGAAGAGAAGAGATGTAGAGTATATCACTAACCACACACGTGATTGGACTCACGTTTACGATGTGTGTTCTGCGATTGACCTCTGTATCGAAAACTTCGATGAATTGAGCTGGCATAAAGCAATTGATGTTGGTAATGGCAATCCCCATACCGTAAAAGAACTTGCTGATCATTTGTGGCCAGATAATAACCTTCCTGTTCGTGAAGTAACGGGAGAACGAGAAAACACTTGCGCTGACCCCACACTTTTGGTATTATATGGGTGGGAACCTGAACACGATGTATTAGAGGATATTAAATAATGATTATTTCTAGTTATGAACAAGTGGAAAAAGATGTGAGAACGTGGATTAATAACATGAACGATCCAGGTATGACTGGGTTTGTTAATTGGCCACAGAAACAAAAGTTATACCGTCTTCGCAAATTCATTGACGAAGCATTAACTGACGCACCAACATTTGCTGGTGAAAAAGAGTGGTTAATTGAAGAAAAACTTGACAGTTAAAAACAAAAGTGTTATATATATTAACGACTTCGCGGAATGGTCCGGAAGTTAGACAACAACCTTGCTTAAAGATAAGGAGGCCGTTATGGTTAATACAAGAACTAAGGTGTTTTCATTCCCACATTCTCGTTTCATTGGTTTCGACCACGTATGGAATGAGATCGAACGATTAACTGAGATGGGTGCTAACGAGAAGGGTTTTCCTCGGCACAATATTGTAAAATATAGTGACACGGAATACGCCATGGAGTTTGCGCTTGGAGGTTATCGCAAAAAAGATTTAGAGATCGAGGCGAAGCCCGGTGTCTTAATCGTCAAGGGTAATCCCGAAGATGATAAGAAGGAATACCTTCACAAAGGGATTACTACGAAGAAATTCGTGGAAACATTTAGACTCGCTGACCATGTTGTCGTTGATGGAGCTGAATTCGTCAACGGTTTACTAGTCATTAAATTGAGAGTTGAACTGCCCGAAGAACAGCGTCCGAGAAAGATAGAAATTCAATCTCACTAAGGACACTGAAATGAAAAAAGAAATTTTAGCCGCATGTAGCGGTGTAATCTTTGCTGCAACTTTAGCAGCACAATCTGTACAGGCTGAAGAGCAATCATATACTGCTAAGGTAAATGATGCCGGTAAGTTTTGTGCAAAAGTAGAAGTACGTGGACCTGCTGGTCTTCCGCATAAAAAAATGAAGTGCCGCACTATTGCGGAGTGGAAGGCTGCTGGTTACGAAGTATCTACAAAGGAGGAGTAATGAAAGTATTGTATAGTGAAGAAGCGCAAGCGGTATATACTCTTGCGACAGCATTATTAGTTGCTCCTCTTATGATCACGTTGGTGGTGATTTCATGATTGTTAAAATTAGAAATTACGCACTTGCGGTATTAGTTATTGGCGCATGTTTGTTAGGCCTTGCTGGACCTTTAATGTATCCAGAACTTATGGTCGAAGCACAAATGTCTACTAGCTATATGCCTTTGATCTAAGACATAAGGGTTTCCGTGGCGTTCCCTGTTCGTCAGTAAGAACGTTAAAAACGCCACACCATTAAGGAGATATATTATGGCTGATATCAAGTTGTTTCACATATTGAACGGTGAAGATATTTTGGGAGATATTATTGAGGAATCGAATGATATCTATACTTTGAAAAATCCTTGTCTTATTGGGTTAGCCGCTGGTGAAAATGGCGCACCCCAACTATCACTCCAACATCTTGTTCTATTTTCAAAACAAGATGTGGTCGAAATCAACAAAAGTCACGTTGTCTATGCGGTAACAGTTGACAAACAGATAGAAACACAGTATAATCAGATGTTTGGTAATATCATAACTCCAGACTCAAAGATTGTACTATGACAAGATTTTACACGCACTTCACAAGACGGGGCAACAACATCCTAGAAATAGGATACAATGACGGAAGAAAGTACGCAAGGAAAGTTCCGTATTGCCCCACGTTCTATTTACCTACGGATCAAGAGACTGGTTGGACAACTCTTGATGGAAGAAACGTTCGCCCTAAAGAATTAGATTCGATGCGAGCGGCTAGAGAGTTCACTGACAAGTATGCAGATGTTCCTAACTTTGAATTCTATGGAACGACAAACTATGCATACGCATACATCAATGAACAATTTCCGGACGGTGTTAATTTCGATTCCAGTTTACTTCGTATAGCAAACATCGACATCGAGGTTGGATCTGAGAATGGATTTCCAGAACCATCTCTTGCGAACGAACCTATCACTGCTATAACATTTAAGATGCGTAGTCGATACTACGTGCTTGGTTGTGGAGATTATCATAACACACGGAATGATGTTGAATATATTAAATGTGACGATGAGCGTGATCTGATTCTAAACTTCCTAGATCTTTGGGAAAAGAAATCCCCCGATATTATCACAGGCTGGAACGTACAGTTCTTCGATGTTCCGTATCTCTATAATCGAATCTCTAAAGTATTGAGTGAGAAGTCTGCAGAACGATTGTCGCCTTGGAGATTCGTGAGTGAACGGACGACTACTATCCATAACAAACAGCAGACTGCATTCGATCTAGTTGGAATCTCAATTCTAGACTATCTCGAATTGTATAAAAAGTTTACTTATACTCAGCAGGAAAGTTTCCGCCTCGATCATATTGCTTACGTGGAACTTGGTGAACGCAAATTAGATTACAGTGAGTTTGAGAATCTTCACCAGTTATACAAGCATGACTTTCAAACATTCATCGACTATAACATCAAAGACGTTGACTTGGTTGATCGCATTGACAACAAGATGAAACTGATCGACATGGTACTTGCTCTAGCATATGATGCTAAAGTAAATCTTACCGACGTATTTACTCAAGTGAGAATGTGGGATACATTAACTCATAACTATTTGCTTCGAAAAAACATTGCGGTTCCTCAAAAGAAAACACACGTCAAAGATTCCAAGTACGAAGGTGCATATGTCAAAGAGCCTATTCCTGGCAGATATGAATGGGTATGTTCATTTGACTTGAACTCGCTGTACCCGCATTTGATTATGCAATATAATGTGTCACCCGATACTTTTGTTGAAGGATTACACACGCCCACGTCAGTGAATGAATTGCTGAGTGGGTCGTACAAATCCACCAGCCATCATTGTATGGCAGCAAACGGACATTACTTTAGAAACGATGTTCGAGGATTTCTTCCTGAGATGATGGATCAAATGTACACCGATCGTTCCAAATACAAAAGATTAATGCTCGATTGGGAAAAGAAAAAAGAGGCTGCTAAGACAAAGGAAGAGAAGCAGCAGTGCGAAAACGAAATTTCGAAATATTCTAATCTTCAGTTGGCTAAGAAAGTTCAGTTAAACTCAGCGTATGGCGCTATCGGGAATCAGTGGTTTCGCTTCTATGACGTAAGACAAGCAGAAGCAATCACACTGTCTGGTCAGTTATCTATTCGCTGGATTGAAAACAAAGTCAATGGTTATCTCAACAAACTGCTAGACACTGATGGTATCGATTACGTCATTGCGAGCGATACGGATTCCATCTATGTAAACTTTGGACCTCTAGTCAAGAAAGTTTACAAGGATAACATCCCCGACAAGAGTAAAGTGATCGACTTCCTAGACAAAGTGTGTGAAAAAAAGTTTCAAGGATTTATTGATAAGTCTTATCAAGAACTTGCTGACTATATGAACGCATACGATCAGAAGATGATCATGAAACG